CTCTTGAGTAAGTGCCTTGACTATATCATCAGCTATCTTGTCTTTGAGTTTATTACCACTATACTTCTCTCCATCTATAGTATAGACAGGAGTTCTTCTGGTCCACACTCCTATCTGTAACCAGGTTACACCTTTAGTGGACCTAGTATGGGGAGTCTCTAGTAGACCCAGAGAGTGTAGTTCTTCTCTAGTAGAGATGTGAAAGAGAGAGACCTGTGGACTTACGAACTCCTGACTTGGATGTGCCTGATATATCCAACTCTCTCCACAGTGATAAGAGATTATTATATTAGAGTCACTACTAGGAGCTTCATTTAGAACTACAGAGGGATAGCTACTTTCTTCTACTGGATTATCGTACTTAGTCTCATAGTCTACAAACTCTATAAGCTCTCTATCATCTACCTTTACACTCTTTACATTAGTCAGAAGCTTATTACTTAAGAAGAACTCTCTAGTAGCTCCATCACCTATGAAGGTCTCTATAGCATCACTTCCTCTCTTAGCTGGGTCCTCTATTCTATTTCTTAAGAACGTAATAAGTATTCTCATAGCTCTCTCGTAGCCTACATTCTGCATAGCTAACCACCCTTCAAGTATTTACGTATCTCTTTCTTCCAGTATCTACCTACCGTAGCGTAGAACTCCTTCTCAGCCCAGAGTATAGCAGGTCTGAAGTAGGGTTGTGCAGGTATATTGTGAGACTTAATACCCGTAGTGATTACCTTATATCTACCTTCTAGACTGGACCAGAAGAATACTGGTCTACCAGGAGGTACGCTTATTCCTCTAGCTCCATATTCTACATAGGCAGCCCAGGGACAGTCACTAGCTACCATATAGGCCCAGCCATCTGGCTTTGGATAGTGTACTATACTGAAGGAGTCCTTCAAGAAGCCAGGTCTTAGCATTCTATCTTCTATTCTCCTAGCTCTTCTATGAGTGACTATCTGCTCTCTCTCTTTGAGAATAGGTGCACTCTCTACTACTCTTCTTCTAAGCCTCTCTGCCATCTCTCTAGTAGCACCTCTACCAGCTAGCTCAGTAGCTAGAGGTAGTCCCTTTCTAAGCTTCCTTAAGACTCTACTCTGACCGTATACTCTAATTCTAGGTTCTAGAGCACTCTCTGGCATAGCTACACCTCCTTAGCTTCTACTTCTTTATACTCTTTAAAGGTCTCTGTAGAGAGCACCTTATATCTAGTCTCTCTAGAAGTACCTGGATATCTAATTAAGAGGTCATCACTCTTCACTTCAACACTAGGCTCTAGATAGACTCTAACCGTAGCCTCTCTAAGCGTACCTGGAAAGAGTACCTTCTCTTCAGCTCTTAGAGACTCGAAGAGTGCTAGCGCCTCACTTCTAGTTACTATAGTATCTACCAGGTCACCTGTAATAGGGTCTCTCACTTTCTCTACTCTTCCTATCTCTATAAGCTCTCCATGTGCCTTCAGTATGTCTCTAGCTAACATAGGTACCTCTCTCCTCCTTAGCTAATAGAGTCTCCCTCCAGTCTCTCTCTATCTCGCTACTGATAGCCTCGTTTCTTCTAAGTAGAGCTAGACATCTTCTATACTCCTCGTAGAAGTTCTTACCAGTTACTGGGTCTACTATTCTGAGTCTCCCTAGAGTATATCTAATAGGTAACTTACCTCTAAGCTTCACCATAGCCAGATAGGCAGAGTAGTAAGAGGAGGCTATCTTTAGAAGCTCTAGATTAGTCTCATAGTCGAAGTCAGAAGGTAGTTCTCTCTTGATTATAGTCTCTGCAAGCTCTATAATAGCACTTAGCTGCTCGTCACTAATCTCCGTAGAGTCTATGTTAGAGAGTAGTCTTACCGTATCTACATCAGTCCAGCTCATAGTTCTCTCTTAAGAGTATAGCGTCTAACCTTTTTAGAGTATCAACTAAGAGTAAGTGGAGAGTAAAGATACTCTAGAGTTCTATTCTTAGAGACCTATGCTGATAGCACAGACCGTGTTCTTATCAATTATACCGTTACCGTAAGTCTCTGATGCAAAGATTTTAACAGAGTCTGTCTCGAGGTCCTCTTTAAGTTCTACTCTTATACCCTCTTTGACCAGATGGACTACTCCATCCTTTCTCTTCATCACTACCGCAAGGCCCTCTGGTATGACGGTAGAAGTCAGTGTTTGTATGTCGTGGTATCTACCTATCTCCGCTCTCAGGAGTGCTCTCCTAGCAATCTCTCCGTACTTCGCTATATCAGTAAACTCACTCTCCTGTAGGAGCTGTTGTGCATCCTTCTGATTAAGTACCAGAGTGTCCGGCCACACCTTGTTAGCTACCAACTGTGACCTGGCACCGTCTATGTCTGCAAGAGTTATCTTACCCGCAGTAGCAGTTTCTACGACTGGCACAGTCACCTTGTAGGCCTCTATAGAGACGGTAGCATCAGAGGCCGGTGCCTCTTTAAGAGTAACAGCACCAGTTCTAGGGTCGTACTTCTCTATCTCTACCTCTTCTCCATCCACCTTAGCTGAAGGGTCTATGATAGGATTGTAGGAAAGAGTGAACTCTCTGGTAGTCCCGTCTCCAGTAAACTCTTCTGCACTCTGTTTCTCTCCTCCAAAGAAGCCATCTCTGAATGCCAGAAAGTCCTTTCTGTTAGCCAGTGCTACTGCTATCTCTCTCCTAGTATCTGCTATGAGGTCCACTCTAGCGTCTCTAATAGCCTCGTGAGTGAGTTGTGCCATACATCCCTGCTTAGCTACTCCTATAGTGACAATCTTCTGATAGGTGGGTTCGCTTTGAGGGAATGTACCTCCCTCAGGTATCTCTTTCACTTCAACTGTTCCTCTCTTATAGAAGTCCAGTTGATTAGCTGGCTTACCTACTAACTCTCTGTTAACCACGTAGAGCTGGTCAGCTACTAACTTGTCTCTAACCTCTTCTCTAATCTCTTCTGCTATACGTGTCTCTATAAGTCCACCTAAGGTTGTAGAGTCTATAGTCTGCAACTCTTCTTGTCTGCTCATATTAACCCTCACCCCTAAAGTGAGTATGCCATCTTTTTAAAGATATAAGGAGAGCCTCTCTTAGAGTATAAGAGTCTCTCCTAGAATAGACTATATTATATTAGAGTCTAGTAGAGCTTTCTTCTAAGTCCCTCTTGAAGTAGTTCTATGGTAGAGATGTGGCTGGTAGAATCAGTATCAGAAGTTGCTCTAGCCTTTCTCTTAGCTCCTCTCTCTAGATTAGAACTAGCTACTAGTTCAGAGCTAGAGCTTCTTCTTTCCAGCCTAGCTAGTTTCTCCTCTGTCTCTAGGAGTCTCTCCATTAGAAGCTTATTCTCTCTCTCCTTAAGAGCAATAGTAGTCTTAAGCTCTTCTATCTGCTCCTCTAGCTCCTTTCTAGTAGCCATACTTAGACCCTACTTTAGAACCTCTTACTTAGAGATTACCTAGCTCTTTCTGACGTAGCTGCTCTCTCATAATTACCAGGTCAGCGAAGCTCTTGTTCTTAACGTCAAGCTCTCTCTTAGGCTCTACCACTTCCTCTTCCTTTACTCTCTTCTCTTCTCCTTTCTCCTCTGCACTCTCGGACTCCTCTTTAGTCTCTGTCTCTTCTTTCTTCTCTTCTCTCTCCTCTGCTTTCTCTTCACTCTCTTTTTTCTCACTCTCTTTACTCTCTTCTGCCTTCTCTAGTCCCTCTTTAAGCTCCTTGACTAGATTATAGAGTTCCTCTTGTCTCTTTTCTAGCTTCTCTATGGTCTCTTTTATTATCTTACTCTCTTCTACCTTCTCTTCACTCTCTGTCTTACTCTCTTTCTCCTCTACCTTCTTCTCTTCCTTACTCTCTCCCTCTTTCTTCTCCTCTGACTTAGCCTCTAGCTCTTCTAGCTCACCGTACTTCTTCTTAAAGAGTCCGTACTTCTCTCTGTGCTCCTTGTTCCAGTGTACAAAGAAGTCTCTCCAGGTGTCGAACTTCTTACCACAGACTGGACAGGTGAACTGTAGCTCTTCGTTAGTATCTACTGCAGCTATTATCTCTTCTAGTACTTCCATACTCTCTCTCATACTATCCTGTTCACTATATCTATATGGGTACTTATAAGGTCTTCCATAGTACGGATACCCGTAGTAAGGATACTGTTCGTAGTAAGAGGGATAGCCCTCTTTGTAGTAGGGAGCGTAGTAGGGATAGTAGACTCCTCTATACTTATAGTAGTAGGGACTTGGCCTGTAGCGAGGATAGTACTTGTAGTAGGGATACTTCTTATAGTACTTAGGATAGTAGTACTTCTCTCCTCTCTCTTCCTCTTCCTCTAGACTCTCTTTGTCTACTACTGCTAGCACCTGTTCTTTGTCTCCCTCTAGCTCTTCTTTAATTATCTTTAAGTCGTTCTCTTCAGCTATCTGTCTAGAGATAGGCAGAACTACCTTTCTCTCTTCCTCAAGCTCTTCTTTAGTCATATTATCCTCTCTATTAACTGAACTCTCTATCTTTATATTCTCTTCAACCTTCTTTATACCGTTATGAAATGCTGGGTTTAGAGTGAGTGCCAGCTCATAGAACTCTAGATTAGAAACAGTAGGACCGTGAGAAGTCTCTATAGGTTCGAAGTTAGCACCAGTAGAGGTCCAATGTACCAGTCCCTCTTTAATCAGTCTGGCTATCTCTTTATCATAGATTTCCCCCTTGAAGAGTACTGCATTCTCTCTATCATCCCACCATGCATCGGTAATCTTACCTACTATGTCTCTTACTTTCTTACCGTGGTCTACTACTATAGGCTTTCCTTTGAGTGTCTTAGCACCTTTCTTAAGTGCTTCTTTAGTATAGTAGTAGAAGTTCCACTTACCAGGCTTCAGAGCTATACCTTTTACTATTAGAGTATCCTCTTTATCACTCTCTTTCTCCAGAGTCTCTATCTTACCTCTATAGGGTAGAGACTGAGCTAGCTCTTCGTACTTAGTCTTATACTCTAAGAGCTTGTCCTGAGTAGCTAGTAGCTCTTCTGTTAGTTGCTCTATAGTATCAGACATCTAGACACCCTTAGAGTTCACTCTATCTGTTCACTCTTTTTAAGTATTAGCCTCTAATATAGGAAGCTAGCCATCTGTCTAGCCTATTCTCTCTTATCCAGGCTAGAGCCTTCTCTTCTGACCAGATGTCTCTATCGAAAGTTATAGATTGTACTCTAACACCGTGTACTGTACCCTCTCTAGGATACTTAGCTAGATTTAGACTTACACCCTTAGGTAGAGGAGGTAGGTCATATCTCTCTATCTGCTCTTCTGGTAGGCTAGAAGAGAAGTACTTGATAGGATAGAGAGTTACTATAATACTATCTTCTTTAGTCTCTACTCTAGGTGGTGAAAGTGCTCTATCCCAAGGCTCACCTTCTCTAAGCTCTCCTCTAGTCTTAGGCAGTCTGGCTTTGATAAAGTACCAGTCACTGTTGAACCTTCTTAGAACATAGTATCCTCTAATCTTCTTACCCTCTAGTATGAATGACCTGAAGTTATCAGTTCTCTCTATTGGAGTATAGGTACCTTTATCTTCTACTCTAACGTGAGCTACTAGATTCTTAGTAGGATTCCCCTCTCTCTGCCACTCTGGTGCCTCTTCACCTGGAGGAATGTCTGCCTCTAGATAGAACCAGCGAGGGTCCTTGCAAATATGATATTTAACTACTCTAATAGGCTCTCCTAGTCTAGCCTTGAGTGGATTAGCTACTAGTGCCCACTTCTCGTATCCTTCTTCTATTGGCTTGTCTGGTATCTGCATAGAGAGGTCGAAGTGTACTGCATCTCCCCACCAGTGACGCTGTATGCTGAACTTAGGTTTCTCTAGTTGCTCTAGTGCCTTTACCTCTTCCTTAGTAAGTATCCATAGCTCTGACCCCTTCTCGTCTTGTACTAGTCTAAAGATACCTCCAAACTCCTTACCTTCTAGTTCTAGTATATACTCTCCTCTGTCCTCTTCGGTTAAGTCTAGGAGAGACCCTTTTCCCTTCTCTATCTCTACTATCTCACCTTCTAGTGTCTTACTCTCGTTGTATCTAGTATTAGGTCTACTCTTACCCTCTCTCTTCCAGTCTCTAAGAGTAGCTTTCTTAGTCTTGAGTGCTACTATACTCTCAGCAAAGAATGGGTTCTCATGTAGCTTCCACTCGTCTATTCTATCTCCTCTCTTAATCTGTAGGAACCATCTCTCATTGGGTAGGCCCCTAATTATCTCAGCTCCCTTCCAAGTAGCTAGAATTAGTCTCCACTCTATTCTCTTAGGTACTTCCTCTTCTTCTATCTCACCTAGCTCTTCCCACTTCTTCTTAACCCACTTTAGCCATTCATTGTACTTATCTAGATGCTTCTCTCTCCATTCTTTAGGTATGGGTATAATGCCTTTGGGTGGAACCCATCCTTTCTTACGGGCTCGTGCACTAACGGCATAAGGCTCTTGTTCTTTAGGACACCAGAAGTTCCATGCTAGCTTCTTTATCTTCTTAGGTCTCTTACCTTCTCTAAGTAGAGGTAAAGGTACCAGTCTAGCTACCCATCTTCCCTTCATACGCTCTCCATGTAGAAATAGCTCTATGAATCCAGGCTTTAGTGTACCCATCTCGTACCATCCTTTATCTACTACGTACATGACAGCTAGAGAGTATTTAGTACTGCCCACCTCTCCAGGCTCTATTACTACTGGTCCCTTAGAGCCTACAGTTAACCAGACCAATGGTTGTACTGCCTTCTCT